AACTGACGAACACTGGCTAAACAAGCCCGTAAAGTTTAACGATTTTAGTGAAAGAGACTGATGCATTTTCATTCATCATCTTCGATGAAGATTTACTTCTATCGGCAACCAGGGATTTCTTATCCGCACGGTTCTTCAAACCTGAACGCTTCTCCCGTTCTTCAATGGAAGAACGTGGTTTTTGTTTGTACTGCTGCGAACATTCTTGAAGCTGACAAGATTGCTAAGAATCACGGTCATGACGCACAAAAGCTTTTGTGCAGCATTGAGAATGTCTTTCTTCCGGTTGTCGACCCTTCTAAACTCTTGTGGTTTCTTCTCTTTGTGAAAGAGAGTTGAATGTATGGATCCTTTGCATCCTAAGTCATCACCCAATCATCCAAACCCTCTCTTTACTTCAAGTTTTGCTTTGGCTGATTGGATTTCAAAGCAGGATTTTCCATTCAATCAAATGGAGAAGGATCTCCTTTTTGAGATCAAGGACAAGGCATTCACCTGCGAGCCTTCAAGTGTCCATGACATTCAAGACCTTCGAATCTTGTTTTGGCAAGTGGTTGGAGCGAATCGTTTGAAATCCCGCACTTGATAGGTTACATTGGAGATATGAGCACAGACACGAAATTTGACATAGTTGGTTCAGTAATTGTCTCGGTTGATGGACTTAAAGAAGGTTCTGACCGAGTCGTTCTCAACTTTGCTGACGGCGGCGAACTGGTATTTTACCATGAACAGGATTGTTGCGAATCCGTTTCTCTTTCAGATTATGAACTCTTTGGAGAAATAACTGGAAAGGTTATTTCTTTCGACTGCATTTCCGAGGAAGCAGGAGAGGAAGCAGGAGAGTCCGGAACGTGGACTTTCTATCATCTTCGAACTCAAAATGGTGTAGTGACGATGCGATGGCTTGGAGCATCGAATGGATATTATTCTGAAAGGGTAGATATGGATTATTTCGACCCGAATGGAATAAGAAAAAATGTCACCTATGACTGGCAATGATCCAATCGCATACATTCAGTTTTCTGACCAAGGGCTGCCTCTAAATAGAAATATTTATACAGCCCTTGAAGGTTTAATTGACCTTCGATGGAGACAAATTACAGCAGGAATGTAATTCCTCTAGCACTAGAATTACAGTGAGTTTGGAATTACGCTGACCTTGGATTACAGTCTGACTGTAAAATACCCTGCTCGATCAAGTTCGTCAAAACTCGAAGAAAATGACATGAAAACCTTTCAAAAAACCCCGGTAAATCCGGGGTTTTTTCATTCAATTTCCCCTGTAATTTATGGGATGTATCACGCATGATAACGCCGCCAAACCTTCACGGTCCCAAGTCAACGTTCATGAAGCTTTCCACTTCCAGAAACGCTAACAATTTCGGGCACTTAGAAAATTTTGAGGTATTTCTTGAAAACCGGGTAGGGTCCTGCTATATTGAGAGCATAAGGGAACGGGGCAGAGGAAAAGCCCGGAACCCAAAGTCTCCTGAAAACTGAATACGACCCGGCAATATTGTGTGCCCTTTGGGCACACCTTCATGGAAGTGAAGCCAGAAACCCAAAATGCCAATATAATCAAGGGGTTAGCGAAAAAGAAAAAAAGATGACCCCATTACTTGAAAATGCCTGCCGGGTCGGTTATAGTGAATACATGGTGAGGGGAACGAAGAGGTTCCTTGAACCAGTTGGGCAACCAAACGCCCCGTCGCCGTCGAGACGAAAAACCGACAAAACTCAACTACAACAACAACAACAACAGAACAGAAAAACAGGTAAAAACATGTCCACGAATTCCATCCTCGAAACCCTCATCGTCAACGTCATCAAGGGCGAGCAGGAGTCCTACTCCAAGCGCCAGGTCGCGGGTCTGATCCGCAACGCTTTCAACGAGGGCGTCGACAGCGTCAAGTCGCGTCTCGGTCGTCCGGCTCTCAGCGAGGGCGAGGCTCGGGTTCGCCTGGAGCGTGCCCTTTCGGACGCGGGTGCGTCCGCCGACAGTCTCCAGCTCGTCTCTTGGGGCGGCACGGCGACCGGCAAGTCGGTCTTCTACAACGCGGCTCTCGACCGTCGTTTCGAGCGCACCCTCGTGAGCGTGCTCAAGGCAGTGCAGAGCGGTCGTCCCCTGACGAACCTCGGCTGCGGCACGGGCAACCACGGCAACAAGTCGCGCACCCTTCGCACGGAGAAGGACATGCGCCGCAAGGAGAACCGCGTCAGCGCGGAGTGAGCCTGGCTCACCTTCTTCTCCTCTCCTCTCTTCCGGTTCATAAGTCACCGAACATCGTACTAGCATAAGGGGATCTGACATGATCCGAGACGGTCCGAGCTAAGCTTTGTGAATGTCTTTTTGTGAGTGTGAATTGACCCTAGGCGTAGTGAACAGAGGTAATGATAATGAACCTGATTCGAGCTGATGATTGCTGAGCGGTGAGCAGCCGCTTACAAAAAAACTAAAGATAAAAATTGAGATGGGAAGTGGTGGTGCATTGCTAAGAAAGCACCACCCTTCTTTTCTGGCTCCAAGCACTCTGAGCGGGACTAGACTACTGGTCGAGCGAAGTTGACTTGGGACCAGAAAAGAGGGAACGCAAGTAACCAAGGTGACGCATCATGCAACGGACAGTAAACATTGTGGAGCTTCCTTTGATGCCAGTGCATCGTGCGACGCAAGAGACGATCAAAGCGATCCTCGGAAGTGTCAAGGGTTGTCTGATTACGCGAGAATGGTTCATGTCGCGGTTGGACACGGCTTTTCACTACGGATGCAGCGACGAGGGCGTCGCGTTCTTCAAGCAGGTTCGTGCTCTCCCGAAGGGCTCTTTCATTTCTGTGGAGGAAGTATGAGTAGCGATTTCATCTACGCAAGCCATGAGGCTGCCGAGCTTCGTGAGGAGCTTCGTCTCCTCAAGGAAAAGTACGAAATGTTGGAAACCGGAGTCGAAAAGCTCAAGTCGGAGCTGTTCACGATCGGAAGCGAACGGTATCCAGACGACGACTATTTTTCTGGCATGTGTACGAAGGCTCGTGAGGTTGAGATCCAGTTGCGAATGCTGTTGAAGCGCGTTCAAAGCCTCGGCAAGAAGAAGGGAAAGTGACATGAAGTTCTTGGGACAGGATTTTTCGGTTCGGAAGGTCAAGGCTTGCTTGTGGCAGTGCTCGACATGTGGATGCACCTACATCGTGCAAGAACATGACGTGAAGTGGAGCGAGGTTGATAGCAGTGACCCGCGTGAGCGAAGCATGCAGTATGTTGTATGCGAGGGATGTAAGACGCGTCATTACACTCATGACTTTCAATGGACGCTTGTTCCGGCGTCGCGTCTGGAGGGTCTAGAAACGATTGCCGCGAACCTGGCAGGGGATGCAGACAAGAACCTTTATGGGGCTGATGCCTGGGCGCGAGCTTCTGAGGAAAAGAAGTTTCATTGGCGCTTGAAGGCAGCGAAGTTGCTCTTCGAGAAATCCCCTCAAAACAAGGAGTGAGGGATGACCGATAAAATCATCTACAAGGTTGTATCTTTGCCTGGTGGTGGCAAGGGACGTGGCGCCCCCATATACGAGGGAGGAAAGGTTCTTTTCGTTTCCTTCGATCGATACGAAGCAGAAAAGAAGGTGGATGCTTGGTCGACTCTCAAGATCGAAGTGATCGAGAACATTGAATCAGAAATCGCTCTGAGGATGGCGAAGCTTGATCCCGTAGATTTCCTCCTCCTTGAGAAGGGGTTTCTACAAAAGGTGGCTCGGGCTCACCCAGGGTCAAAAAAGTGAAGAAACTTCTCACGGAAAGACAATGATGAAGAACAGAACTTTTCTTGTTTCGCAAATGGTTTTGAACCTTTTGCTTGTCTTGAGCCTCGTATTTCTTTCGTCGATTGGTTGTCAGGTCAGCCAATCGGATGCCGAAGACGTTCTTGGAGACGAAGGTTTTCATGACGTGGTGGTTGAAGATTGGGCACCTTTCTCATGTAGCGACGACGACACCTTCAAGAGCCATTTTCGAGCAAAGCGCAACGTTGTCAATGCTGATGGCACGGTGACGGTCCGAGAGGTGCATGGGACGATTTGTTGCGGATGGTGGAAGGACTGCACAGTCCGACATTGAGAAGAAGTATGGAGCATACAAGGCAGTACACGCTATACGATAAATTCACCTTCGACAAACAATCCTTTAGGCAGCTCGTTGAGAACGTCCTCAAGGAATCGAAGATTTCGGATGCCAACGAATTTCAAGTCTTGCAACTTAGAGAAGTTGCAGAGACTTTTCAGGAAAATACCTTCATTTTCCTCTTCCAGGCACTAAACTTTCTTGTTGGAAAAGAAGATTGCGACTTGGAAGTCGCCGAAAAGTTTCTTGAAGCGAAGAAACTGAAGCTTATTCGGGAGATTGAAAATTCTCCTATTCCTGCGCAAACCTCCGCGGGAAAGCCCTCGAAGGCAACATTCATTTTGATGGCAAATCAAAATCACGATAAACAAATTAAGCGCATTCGCGAAAAGAAAATTCGAACCCACTCCTGGGCACATTACCACACTTTTGCCAAAGCCATTAGACTTGGGACGGAGCATGAGTGGAAGTGTCTGGACTGTGGGCAAAAGATTAGCTTCATAAAAGCCGGAGGTTCATCATGACCGACAGTAATCAAAAGTTCATGGATAATTACACGGCAGAGCAAATTGCTATGTCTGAACTTGAACTGACAGATGAGGAAGAGAAGGCAATCGAGCTTTTGAATGCTCGGATTCGCGTGATGGACCCGACGTGGGGCGACAGTCTAAATGACGAAAGTGCAATCCTTCGTGTCGTTCTTGCTTCACGAAAGGTTGGACGATGAAGAATGGACAGTATCTTCGTAAAAATTGAAGATAAAAAGTCCTACTACTGTACTTGGGATGCGGATAGCCGTAAACTGATAATTCAGTCAGGTGGATTGGAAATCAAATCTCACCCGGGAATTGATTTCTTTGAGGCTCTAAAGAAAATCAAGAAGTTCAAAGAAAGTCTGATCGAAGAATAATGAAGTTCTCAAACTCAAGGGACGGTCCTATATTCGTGGTAAGCTTTGCCGAATGTCGTAAAGGTTCGGCGTCGTTTGATAACGAATAGGCAAAGTAAGAGCCACCAACACTAAGAATAAACGAGCGATAAGGACTGGAACAACACCAGTCCTTTTGTGTTTCTTGACCTTGCATGTCCACTGTGAGTCTCTCTAATTGGTTATCTTCCACTCAACAGACCACAATCTCCAGCTTCTTGATATTTCCCTTGATTTCTCCAGCAAAACCTGTTATCTTTGATCCATGAGAGAAAAAGACAATAACCGCAAGTTGAACGTAAAAGAGTTTTGCCCTGTACACAAGGGACAGCCAATGGCAGAAATTGTTCGGGCAGCAAACCCAGAACATTTTTGTTATCTCTGCACGACGGGCATGGCTTTGAATTCTTCCAAGCCACAGTTCATGCCGACCGATTTTGATATTTCGGATGCAGACTTGAAGCTTGGACCAAACATCGATGACTGATATTCAACTCTCATTAGAAGAGATCAAAACGCTTCTAAATGCTTTGAGGCATATGCCTCTGAGTAAAACAGTTGAAGCTTTAGAAGTCAAACTAACTTCAAAATATGAAGTTTTGAAAATGTTTTCCAATGACCATTCACCTACAAGAGACAGCACAGAATGAGTTTCTGCATAAGTTTGTGAAATTCACGCAACGTATGCCCGCCTGGCGTCTTGCAATACTTGGTTCGAAAAGAGAATGTGATCCAAGCTCTTTCCAATACAGGCAGTGGATGCAAACGAAGCATAAAACTTATTCAAGTAAAACTCCACCTTACGAATATGACTACGTCCTTTGGAAGGACCTTGATCCACAAACTGTTTACTTTGTAAGTGAAATCTTTGTTGAGGCTGTTGGACAGAACCCAACAACAAAGTTTCATCTGTTTTCTCCAGAAACAACAACCCTCATCTTTTCTTGCAAGTGGCAAGAAATTGATTTTTATCTTACAAACTGCATCGACGAGCCGATAAAAGAAGAAGGATACATTTATGACATCAGCAACAAACAATTCCGTCGCAATGGTGGCTGAAATGGATGAAGAAGACGCCCAGGAAACCGTTCCTGAAAAGCCTCACCTTATGATGATTATCTTCATTCAGGATAATCGCCCTGACCTTCGAATTTTGGATTCGTGGTCCGACAGCATTCGTACTCTAGCAGAGTTTGAGCTCGATGCTTGTCCAGAGTGTAACTCTGACCCTCGAAATATTGAGGGTTATACAACCTGTCCAACATGCCGACTTGTTGGCAGCGGTCCCGTAGATATTCCTAATCATGTTATCTACTTTGGCAGGGAAATTCCAGAAGGAGAAGAACAATGATTTTGTGGGTAAGTGACAATCTTTATATCCGATGGCTGACGTTTTCGGCTTTCCGTGAGAGTTGGGACAAGGACGTGTTTCCGAATTGGTTCTTTACCAGAAGTAACAACACCCAAGGAGACAAGTTCTTTGTTCTTTTTGGATTTGAGGTAAGTATCTTCGATTGACCTTTAGAATAAATCAAAAGCCTTCGAGGGGCTTTTGATATTTGGAAGGTACCAATCTTCATCTTCTTCTTTTGATGACCACAGAGAGCCTCCTGATGGCTCTGAACGATTGAATGATAATCCATCATGGAGTACGATTGAACAATGACAGTCCTTGACTTTTTCCAAAAAGCTTCGAACCTCTTTGATAAGGTGGTAAGTAAAATCAATCTAAGTAACATGATGGCAGCATTGGCAGGATTTATTTTTGCTCAAAGCTCCTTGTCAGGATTTGGATTATTTCTCTTGGTTTGTTCTGTCATCATATTTTTGATGACAGGCTTCCTCTTAGTTGACAAGAAAGAGATTTCAGCTTTCTTAGAATTGAAAAATCAAGTAGAAGCTGAACAGTCTCGATTGAAGAAAATGATTGACAGTATTCAATCAAAGCATTTGAATACGCAAAGCCTCACAACAAACGAAACAAATCAACCAGCACCTTTGCCCGTACAAGGTTTCGGGTCTTCTGGATATATGCAAACGCCGCCTCTTGCACCACGCAGGCGTCTTCCAATTGTTGAAGACAATCCTCTTGAACAAAAGACTGAAAAAAAGGAAAAACCTTCCCCTTCAACACCACCCCGTCCGCGTCGCAAGACCGGCGCATGAAGGAACGATATGTCGTTAGTTGATAGTAACAAAATTACATCTTCAAAAGTTTTTATTGATGTAAAAAACAAGTATCCGAAACTGGATGGGAAATTTCTGACACTATCAACTCATTCTTATTGGGATGGTCCGATTTCAGGAATTGCCTATGATTTGAGCAAAGACAAAATCTGCTTCTTTGAAGTGTTCGAAGGTGAGATTCTTCAACTAAAATCTGATGCGATGGATCAAGATGATTTTGAAGAATATTCTTGGGGTCGAAGGTATGTCATTTATAACTTCGAAGCAAGCAAAGAGATACTTTTACATGTTCAATATCATGTGAATGCCTTGCTTCGTCCAACAAGGTATTCATGTCAGTTTCCAAAATTGACGGACCTAAAACCTCATCCATTGAGATTTCCAGTTTTGGAAAAATCCGCAAATAAGATAGTTCATAACATGATCGATTCAATTATGAATTACTTTGAAAAAAAGTTAGGTTCGTTCTCTTTTGAAGAGAACGAAATTGTTGGTTGGATTGAATTGGACCAACTTATTTATTCTCTAAGTGAGGTGAAATAACATTTCCTTCAATGATGCATGATCCTCTATGATGTAAAACTGGAACGAGGTCTTACGGACCTCAAAATTACGGGCATGACAGGTTTCGACAGAGAAACACAAGGAATGTATCCACGTTGTATTGGGCGAACATAACCAATCAAATACTGTGTTCAAAAACAAATGCAGAAAACGCATACCTTCCTCTTGCCGCTTGAGTAAGAGGTGTGACAAGCATGAGAAGTCTTCGTAGTTCTTGTTGCATCATTTTAGAAGACTGGTTTTGTAGTGAACCACTTTACCATTAACTACAGAACGAGATTTGGGTAAAGAAAACAGGACAGTTGGTAGATGCGCTGAGCTTCCTGGCAGTCGAACGAAAGTTCCTCAGCAAAAGCGGAAACTACATAGGCAACGTAAAAGAAGTTCTAAGGTTTTTTTGGACACGGGGTTCAATTCCCCGTCGTGTCCTCCAATTCCACCTTTACATTAGCTATTCCATCAATCAAACTGATTATATGGCTAATGTAAAGGTTTTTTGTTTTCAGTGTTCGAAGGAGTTTGAGCGATCTGTACGCGAAGTCAATAGAAACAGAAAGAAGGAGCGGAAGAATTTTTGTTCTCAGAAGTGCGCTGGACAATTCAATAAGAAAAATTTGGGCGAATATTTTGCACAAGGAAATGTAAAGTTTTTGAGAGCGGATAATAGAAAAGATGTTCTTTCTCCGTTTCGTTACTTTTTGAGAAAAGCCAGGGTTCGAAATAATAAGTGGGGAAAACAAGGAACGGATCTTTCTCTTGAATTCTTGAGAGATTTGTGGGTGAAGCAAAGCGGAAAATGTGCCCTAACAAAACTCGAAATGTCATTACCTGAAACGACACGAGATTGGGAGGCAGAGCCTCCTTCACCAAAAAGAGCAAGTCTTGATAGAATTGACGGGAAGAAGCCTTATCAAAAAGGCAATGTTCAATTTGTTTGTTTCATGGCAAATCTCTGCAAAGGATCTTTTTCAGATCAAGAAACTCTATTCTTTTTGAAAGAAATCAAAGAAATAGAGAAATAAAAGACGTCCGTCATGTCCACCAAGTTTAGAAAAGAAAAGAGGCTCAAAAATGAGCCTCTTTTTTCATTTGTAGCCAATGATGGTTATGAATGTTGCACCGCCGGGAGGGATTCCGACAGAATATACAAAAGAACCTCCGGAGATGCCACGATAGATCGGCACAGGATCTCCGGAACTTTCTGTTGTTGTTTCTATTGAAAGACCAACACCTGCTGCATTAACAGGATCAAAATTGAAAGCATTTGAAATTGCCATCGAGGACGAAATAGGTGAAGAGAATGGAAGATTTACTGACATTAGAATGTACTTCCTGTTCTGTAGTTCAATGTTCCGGGAACGGCTCCAACTGATGAACTCCATGGTGCCATAAGTTTCAATGTGGCAGTTCCCCCGGTCGCTCCGAAAATCACGTTATTTTGTGAGTTTACAAGACTGTCTGTTGATAGACCACCAACAATCTTCATCAATGGACTATCAATTGCTCCAAGAAATCCAATTCCGACATTTCCATTGATACAAAGTTGAGGATAAGAAAGTTCTTGAGCTGGTTGTGTTCCAAGGAAAGAGTTCATTGGAACGTTTCCTGGTTTTGCCCACCATTCAACATCAGCAAAAAATGGATTTCCAAGTTGATTGTTTGGCAATGCAATACCACTTGAACCAGACAGCCAAGTAACTGTTGTGATTGAAGTTGAAAAATCATTGGAACTTTCATCATTGGAGCAATAAACAAGTGGAACTTTGCAACCACTTATTCACCAAGAGTAGAAATCTCGTCTTCTATCAAAGTTCCACTTCCAAACTGTGTCATTTGCAGCATTCGGTTTGTATGTCATCAAAATTCCGTCACCTTGCGTGCCAGCAGCAACGTAAAAGTTGAATCTCATTGGATTGGTTGCTCCAAGACCCGAGGCTAACAATCCAACAAGATTTCGACTTCCAGTGAATGTACTATCGGTTGTGTTTCCCATTGGGTAAACATGAAGAATGTTTCCTGCGGAAGCTGATCTCCACATTGTTGAGGTCAGTGTATTGAAAGTATCTGTACCGTTATTGTTAGTCGTCCCATTCCAAGGATTTGTTGTAACTCCTGTATTTGGATTGAAAGATGTGGCTATTTGGAAAATCAAAGGAGAATACAAGGTTGAAGTTGTGTTTCTTTGAAGAGACTGACTTGGTTCTGCACCAATCGTTGTTCCGGTTGCTGCATATCCAAGATACAAATAAAACTCATATGAACGATACGACGAAGAGTTGAACCTCCAAACAGAAAAAGAGTTTCCACCAGAAGCGTTGCCAGTGTCCCAATATCCAACTCCAGTTCCCAAGGCTCCTGAAACAGCAGAACCAGTTCCATAAGCAATTCTTGTTACATGTCCTGCTGTTTGAGCTGCTAATAGAACATTATAGCAAGTAACATAAAGTTCATTTGCGTTTATGTAGTTGTTGTTGATTGAACCACTGTTGGTTACACAATCGACTGCTGCAAAAATAGGCATATTCAATCCTCAAAATAATATTGAGCCAGATTGGCTCGTTGCTGTCCAAAAAGAATTTGAACCTGACCATGGAAGAACAATGACACCTCCAACTGTTGAAGAGTTCTGTAAAGACGCCATCATATGTGTTTGATTACAAGCTAGTGGCAAGATAGACCAAGCAATTCTTACATTGTTTCCCAAGCTTCCAACCATTCCAACTGATCCGGTTCCTGCCGAACCACCCGTACTTCCTGTTGCAACTAAGAAAATTTCATGAGTTTCTTTCTTGTTCAAAAAAGAAGGATCAATTCCCATTGGATTTGCAATAGAAATTATTCCTCCAATTCCTTCTAATGGGAAAGCATAAAGTGTTGCAACATTTGAAGAAGAGAGCGCAATCCCAGCAGCACCAGAACGAATTAGGATGGGATTACTATTACTTTGGAGCGGTCTACTATGGATGCTATCACCACCGACACCAACAATTGGAGCTTTGACTGACCCAGTTAGAGAATCTCTTCGCTTATAAGTTCCAATATAACAAGCATGTTCCAAATAATCAAGACCCCCAGCAGAATATTGGTTATTTGAAAACTGATCTTCTCTAAAGAATGAGAAGAACATTCCATCTAAATCGGTATCATTCCATGAATGTATGTTCATTACATATCGATATGCCGTAGCAATATTTCCTCGATAGTAGATTGCTGCCAAACTATCTTTGTTTGGTCTTTCGTTATTGTTAGCAGGAACAACAAAAAGATCATGTCCAACCGAGCCTGTTACCCATGTTGGAGTTCCTTTTGCATCTGTTCCATTATTGTTTGTTGTGCCGTTCCAAGGGTTTGAAGAAATTCCGGTTGTTGGATCTACGGACGCAGCAATCTGATAAGCCAACATTCCACGATATGTGTTTGGATATGTGGAATCGGCGACTGGAATAAACCCATAAGAAGCCGAAGTATTTCCTAATGTTGCCGTGAACTGACCACCCGCATGTTGAAACAGTATGTAAAAATCAAATGTTCGGTTGCTTCCAGAGTTGAAACGCCAAACAGACCAAGCATTACCTCCACATTGGTTAGCTTCTCCCCAAAAACCAAGACCATTTCCCAAAGCTCCAGAGTTTACATGACCAATATTGTATGCAATTCTTGAAACTTCTCCTGATCCTGTCAAGGTTGAAAGAAATCTAAAGATATTTACATATGCATTCTGCGATTCTACTTCAACAATGTTTGAAGTAGAATATGAAACGCCTGAAGGGTTTAGCAGACAGCGATATAAACCGTGTAGAGCCATAAAAATAAATAGAAGAAAGATGATGAATATGACTAAGTGGGAGTATAAAGTTGAAACTGTTCCAAACATGTTTGTTTGTGAACAAAAATTAGCAGAACATGGGGAGAATGGATGGGAGTTAGTTTCTGTTTTTGAAAGCCAAAGATTCTACAAAATCTTTCTAAAAAGACAAAAGACCTCAAATACTCTTCTTGGGTAATGTTTGAACGGGTTAATTAGGTTGTGGGCAAAAAAGAAAAACAGATTGAAGAAGGAAAAAAAATTCGAGTTCTTACTGAGGTGATTGATCTCCTCATGAAAGAAGTCGAAGAAATTTTCTATTCTGCCGAGACGGCTCATTTGAGTGAAGAAAAACTTGATTTGTTACGAGAAATTCTTTGGAGGAATCTCGAACATGCCTTTTACGAAGGCTCTTCTGAAACGCACGGACTTGAATTAAAGATTGAATTTTTAGAGAAGTTGCTTCAAGATAAGAGACAGAAAGATAAGAAAGAGGATGTTGATGAATTGGAGTAATTGTCCCTGTTGCGGAAACCCTTGTCAGTTATTGTTTATCTCTGCGGAATGCATTACGCCTTCTTGTCAGAACTTCTCTGCACCGCTTCTTTCAAAATACGAAACTCTACAAGGTCAGAAAAACAATTCGATGACACATCCCGAGGAAGATTATGATGAAGATTATGGATATCCTCTGTACTCTTCTTGGTATCAGCAAGACACAGATTGAATAAATGAGGTACTGACATGGAAGACAAACCAGAAATACACATCGTCATAAAAGTTTTGTGTTTTATTTTAGGTTTGTTTTTATTTGTTATTGGTGCCGTTATTGGATTGTTTGGATTGATTCTTTGGAAATGGTTTTCTTTTCCAAAGTTTACTTTTACGTTTTGTTCCATTCCGATACTTCTTTCAATCTTCTTTTTTGGCTATTGCTTCTATGAGAACAATGATGAAGTTGTATTGACTAAACAGCCATCAAAGAAAAAATCATACTACAAAGATGAATGCAATCAAAAAGAAAAAGTTTGTGATGCAGGAAGAAACAACTCCAACACTAGCACAAGAGATAGTTATGCTCCCTTACCATGGGGAAGAGAAACCGGAAGACTTATCTCCGGTTATTACATCGAAAACTCCGGAAGTTTCGACGGAGACACAGAAGGAAGTTGATGTTTTGTTAGCAGACCTTCATGACGCTCAAATCAGAGATATACTTCGCAGACCAAAACTCTTTTTTACAACATCCAATGCCCTTGAAGAGGCACTCATGTTATTGGTTATGATGCGTATCAACTTCCAAAGAAAATATGATCTCAAATCCTTTAGAGAAAATTGGATCAAACAAGAGTTGATTTGGCTTAGTCCGGCATCCTCACTTCATGAAACATTGAATGCAACTGCAATAAATGATGTAGATTTTCACGCCTATCTATTTTCAAAAATGATCAAAGACTTCGATCCAACAATTTTTGCGTGGAGGGAGTTGTGAACCCCAAAAAGAAAAAGAGGAAAATTTTCCAATTTCTTGACGAAGGTGGTTGGGTATGGGAAGAGTACATTACCGATCGCAGATTTTTGAGAGTTTTTACAGCCCCAGGTAGAGGAAAGTGGAAATTTGAATGGTTTTCAACCCTCGAAAAAGGGATTTATGAACCAAGAAAATACAGTGTCCTTGTAATTGGGTCCCCAAAATGGGACATAAATATCACCTCGTTCAAAAGGCTCGAATTGGACGAGTATTACTATGCCACGAAGGCACAGCGTCCAAACCCTTGAAATTATTGAGGAATTTTTTTCGCTGCATTTCTTGAAAATCGTCCCGAGGTATGCTAATGTATAGGAATGAACGAAGCGCCCGACATTTGCCGCGACATGATTTCCATCATCCTTTTGATGACGATTTTCTGCTGGGTTTTTGTGTTCCTTCTTGAGGGACCAGAGCAGGAAATGTCCTCGAATGAGGACATGGAGTCCACGGAGGTGCGCCTTGATTGAGACGATCATGTTGGTGGCGCTTGGATTGAGCACGTTGCCCGCAATGGACTTCGTTCTCCGAGCGATTGTCTGGATGCTCGAAGGTGAAGAGCAAACTCCTCAAGAAAACCCTGACGAAGGTTGGTGAATCATGGGAACCGTTTCTTATCCTCTGACGGATGAAGACCTTTCGCGTCTTTCGCGCCTCTACGAAGAGGGAAAGATCGCAATTTCTCGACAGTCCAAGCTCAAGAATGGCGGGACGAACCTCTACATGACGGATGGGACGTGGAACTATCTGGTTGTGCAAGATCCGCGCGGTGACTGGACTTGGGGTTTCAAGACCGAAGTCTCCTGAAATTGAGCCATGATCGACCTTTCCAACCTAAATCTAACAGAGCAACAAAAGGGGTTGAGATCACTCTATATCTCCGAATGGACAGAGTTTGTAGAGGTTGAAGCCGCGTTTTATAAAAACGTTCTTAGTTCACCACTTGTTTCCCCCTTTTTTGATCTGATCCTTCAATCAGAGAAGCTCCAAATGCTGATCAAGCAGCATAAAATGAGCGGTTCGTTACCTTCGACTATTTGGAACAAAGAGTTGTTTGGTGAACTATATCTCCAAACTTGGAAAACAGAAGTTCTTCGTACAATTGACCCCCTTGTAAAGGGGAAAATCAAACCTATCAAAGGTTTTCTTGATGGGATTGCGGGTGTTCGTTGGCATCTTGATAATATCGCAAACTATGGATTTTGGTATGAGGCAGATGAAGCTTTTGATCAAGAGAATGATGAACTTTATTCATTTCATCATACCATAACACAAAATTCCACTATCTTCTATAGGTTTTTTGAAACCTATCTCGATACACTTGAACAGACTCTTGTAAAGAGCGGAAAAACTCCAAAAAGCATTTACGCGACTGATTTCTATCAGAAATGCGAATCTTTCATGGAGTTTCATCAGATTGTTCACGAGCTTTTGATTGAATCAAAAGTGTCGGGTCGCACCGGCGACCCTGTTGTCATGAAGCAAGTAGCCTCAAGACTAACACAAATTCTTCAAGACGAGTTTCGTAAAACCATTTTCGATAAAAATGGTAACCTAGTTTTGGTACGACGAACCGTGAATTTTCCGGATGTTATTTCCGCGGCAGGAATAAATCCTCCATTTTCTGGAACTCGGAAATGGATTTCAACGGAAAATAAGGTAAGTTGTTTTCCAACATTCCCACAGCGCCTTCTGATACACAGTGGAATGAAGACAATCTCTAATTGGTTATCTTCCATTACTTGAAAATCCTCCTCCGCCCTGCTATCGTTGAAGCATAGGTGACAACATGTCTTCATTTTCTGTCGAAGTAGTTGAGGTTCAAATTAAGCCTCACCAAAATGCTGATACTCTTGAGCTTGCTCAAGTTGGAGAGTATCTTTGCGTTGTCCCGAAGGGAAAGTACAAGTCTGGTGACTTGGTTGCCTATATTCCGGAGCAGTCGCTCGTTCCACTGTCCATTCAACAGGATATCAACGTTGACGGAAAGTTGTCCGGGTCCAACAAGGACAGAGTAAAGGCAATCAAGCTTCGTGGTGTTCTGAGTCAGGGGCTTGTGTATCCCGCTCGTCCGCATTGGAGTCTCGGACAAAACGTTGCGGACGAACTTGGGATTACAAAGTGGGAACCAACTGTGCCTGCATCTATGGCTGGCGAGGTTGCTCACGTTGGAGGGCATCGAACCGTCAAGTATGATGTCGAAAACTTCAAGAAGTATCCAGAGCTTTTTTCCGAAAACGAACAAGTTGTTATGACGGAAAAGCTTCATGGCACTTGGACAATGATCGGTATTATGCCCCCGGCGTGGGAACATCCTGACATTGGAAATACCTTTGTTTCTTCAAAGGGTTTGGCTGCGAAGGGTCTTGCTCTCAAGAACAATGAAGCCAACAAGAATAACCTTTATTGGCGGATTGCCCGAAAGCTCAATCTTGCTGAAAAGTGGTTTCTGTTGAGCGATGAAGTTCGTGAAAGTTTCCTGAATGGAGGAGATAGAATTTTCGTGCTTGGAGAAACTTTCGGGTCTGGTGTACAAGACCTCAAGTACGGAATGACTGGAGATCAGATTGATTTCCGTGTTTTCGATGTCTTCGTCGGTGACAACCGAGAAGGTTTCTACCTTTCGAGTGATGAACTTGACCGTTTTTGTGAAGTTCTGGAACTTACAAGAGTTCCGGTCCTTTATCGTGGTCCTTTCACCAAGGAAAAGCTTTACGAACTTACTGATGGATATGAGACGTATTCTGGTAAGAAGTCTCATATTCGTGAGGGCGTAATTCTTCGTCCAATGGTGGAAACTTGTGCCGAAGGTCTTCCGGGAAATCGCTTGCAACTCAAGAGTGTTTCTGGAGATTATTTGACGCGTAAGGATGGGACGGAATATAACTGATTTCTAACAATTGGAGGAAATATGGATACCATTGCGCCTTTTGAGTTTATTCGTCTAAAGCAGTTGGCAAATGATCTTCTTCATGAGGAGAAGTATCTTATTCGTGACACTGAGTGGCGTGAAAAGCTGGTTGAAGACCTTGCTATCCACTGTCTTACCCTCTCCAAGGGCGAGGAAAAGTTTGTGAAGGACCAAATGTGGAAAATCATTCCACAGTTTCTAAAAAGCCCTGACTTGATGGCGAAGCCCTCTCTTTTCAACTGAATGAGCCTTTGCTCAGCTATTTATTGGCGTGAGCAAAGATAAGCCTTCATATAAACCAACGGCTTCAAATGAAGCAAGGGCTCCAGTGATTTCTTCACTGGAAAACTTGACTTTAATTGCTCGAAAATCACAATCTCTTCATGTAAAAGAGGATGAAAACCCTCTTTTCATTGAAACAGATGAAAAGATTTGGGTTGCTGCACATTTCTGTTTTCAATATGATGAAACCAGAAAAATACATCGACTCCTAATCAAAATAAAAAACAAGTTTTATTCCTGGGAATTCATTGATCCGGGAATGAATATCCATGAACGATTTCAAATTGTAGACCGAGACGAGACTCAAGATTTCAAAAAAACAGAAATTCTTGGGCGCCGAAGACGACTATGACCGAACAAATTAAACTCGCTGCCTGTGTTCTTCTCTATTCTCCAGAAAAGAACCAAATTCTTGCTGTTTCTCGAAAGAATAATCCAAACGATTTTGGACTTCCCGGCGGCAAGATTGAAGAAAATGAAGATGCAACTTCTGCTGCCATCCGAGAACTTTATGAAGAAACCGGATATAAAGCAGACGAACTAACAACTTTCTTCATTTACAAAGTTAAGGGCGAAACAGATTATCTTACTACCACTTTTCTTCCGCGTTGTGACGTGAAAGACTTGGACAAGGTAATTTCATCTTGGAAAGTTGGAAGTCCTCTAAATGGGGAAACAGGTGTTGTAAAGTGGGTGAATCCTGAAATTCTCGTTGAAAGCTCGTCCTTCTCTAGCTACAATCTAAAGCTGTTACGACTTCTTTGGGCAACAAAGTACGTTCATTTCAACATTGATGAAATCCTTGGAATGGATGAAGTTGATTTTGAAGTAAGTCGTGTTCCAAACTTTAGAAATTCTTTCAAAGGATAACAACATGTTTCTTGGCATCTTTCTAATCTCCCTACTTTTTCTTTGGTATCTTGGAGTAAGGAGAATTTGCACCTATTTCTATCTAGCTCAACTTACTTGGCACTTGTTTGGGTTTGGTGAAAAACCTTCGAGGTCATTCATCCCCTTCTATTCAAGTTACCTGAAGTATGTAGGTAAAGACTTTTTGGAAAAACCAGCAACTATCTTACTCATTCCATTCTTTGTTCTAGCTGGAGTATTTATCGGATTTGCCTCCTTTTTCGATGGATATTTTGTCTTTGATGACAAAATGAAGGATGAACTGGAGAAAATTTTTGATGTTTTCTCGGCACCGCGCCCGCTTCTTAGTAGACAAACAGATAAGTTGCTGAAAGTTACATTTACAGGTGCAACAGAAATTCTTTACCAAAACCATTTTTCAAACAAAGGTTTTGAGGAACTGGAAAAGACTTTCATTCCGGAAGTTGAAAACTTTGTAAAGGGAATGAAATCTGGAGATACAAAATGATGTTCAGAGTTCTCGGACCATATACATCAAAAAACATTCTCCAGCGACCCAAACTCAAAAAGAGACTTGAGCAGCTTACCAATGGTGGCTTCGGTCGCAGAGGAAGTACGCTTTATCCGCTTCTACAGCATCTTACAGCAAAAAGCAAACATAAGTTTTGGTTGGCTTGGCATGAAGGTGAAGTAATTGGGTGGATCTGGTTAGAAGCACCAAGTAAACGAACATTCTACATGAACAATAGATTGCAAACAATCTATGTTTCCACAATTGGAACGTTTGTTCATCATGACTTTAGAAGAAAGGGAGTCGGGACAAGATTGCTTGACAGACTTGCCGAACAAACACCGAAGAAAGTTCTCTTCGTAGAAGAAGCCTGGAATCAGGCAGGAATTAATTTTTATGAAAAAATCAGTGATAGAAAACTCCTTTATTAGTCTATTTTTAGTTGCTTGTGCATCCCCCACGCCTCCACCTGCACAACCGACCACAAACTATCTGATCGAACACCAGCAACAGCAGTGTGCAGATTTCGTACAGGAATACGAAACAGCTCTTAGATGGTGCGAAACCTCACAGAATATAAGTGAGGGAAGCAGGCAAGCTTCGTGCCAAACTGCAAGGGCTTGGGAGCGTGACTGTACCCAAACGGGGACGGATGCTGGTGTTCAGGATGCTGGTCCGACCGACACAGGTATCGATGCTGATACCTCTGTCCCTGAGTGAGGGCAGGGAAAAATTCCCTGCAATTACACATACTTAGCATTACTTGAAAATCCTTCCCGGCTATGCTATATTAAAATCATGGCGAACACCGGAAAGAACTATCGAGGCTGTCAGTTCAAGTTGGACGGCGAAACCTTCACGATCCAAGACCAGTCTTGGGATGCTGTCGGACTGCTCGTTTGGTTCGAAAATGACGGAACCAAGTGGGTCTATTTCTCGGAAATCGAAGACCTTCTTCTTTCTCAGCCGGAGTGAAAAACATGGAAATTCAGGATCGATTCGACTGCCACATTCAGCGTGTTCGCTGCATGCTTGGCTACGACTGCACTCCGGAGGAAATCTTTTCTCACCTTTGTGAGAGTGACCCGACGATCACTTCGTCCGATGTTTTCCTGCTTTTGAAGGCAGCAGAAATTCTCAACAAGGAGCCCTAATGTCCGCACCGATCTCTCTCGTTGGCAATGCGCTTTGGAAGCGCCGTTACTCACGCTTGAAGAAGCGTTATCGTTGCGTTTCGCATAGCGCATCTTCTGACGTCCTTTTGCGAAAGGATGCTCGTCGCGTGATGCGATCGAATGCCCGTTTCGCTGCTGACCTTCGAGGAGATTGGTGATGATCAAAAAGTTGCAGGACTTTTGGGACGACCATGGCGAGACGATCGCAATCATGTCTTTGATTGTTGGGTTTGCAATTGTGTTGATGGCAATTCTGTTCCTTGCCAAACCCGATCCGAGCGAGGTCATCCGCGTCCAATGCTCACAGTTTTGTGAGGGGAAAGCTTCGATGCATTTCGAGGTGCAAGAGGATTCTTTCAGTTGCTCATGCAACGAGCAGTGAACACAATGGACCTTTCCACTCCACAGTTTCAAGAACTTGAGAGCAACTTGTATGTTGCTCTCGTTCAGCTTTTCGAGAGCGAAAAGAGGCGAACACTAATTTTTCAAATTGATGGTCGCTCAGGGTATTTTCGAGTGGAATGGGGCGTTGAACAGATTGCAATCGACGACGGTAAAGGTTTCAAAACCCTTGAAGAGGCTCAGAAGTTTGTCGAGCTTTACTTGAGTGCTTGTCGCGTTCAACAAACGGTCACGCCCCGTCTTCCCAAAAATTGGCGCCTATAGCAATAATTGAAAATCCTCACAGTCTGTGCTAGGCTGTAAGTATAGGAGAAAATCATGGGTATCGGACCTTTCAAGAGTACGCGTGGCGACGACTTCGACTATGCCCCTTCGGCTCCGCCGACTCGGACAGTTTACGTTGCGATTCCACAGGAACCTCGTGTGGTTTCGGGAAATCCAAACCCCTCGAACTACGAGGTGCTTCGTTCTCACCAGATCGGAAAGAATCTGGTCGTTGAGTTGAAGTATCCAGACTGCACGAATTACGAGGGACGAAAGATCATGGTCTATAAGAACCTGACGATCAGCAAGTTGCTTGGGCAAAAGTTGGTCGACCCTCACTTTGCAAAGGGTGGAAAGTTTCGTTCTCCCATTGCTCGATTCGAACCGACCGAAGATGGTTGGAAACTCGCTTGCGCTATCGCAACGATGATTTCGTGAAAGGAAACTGTCATGCTTGGTACTGCCATTGCTCTAGCTTCGAAGGTTCATGAAAACCAGAGGGATAAGGGCGGGAAGCCTTACATCCTTCATCCTTTGCGTCTAATGATGCGCCTTCGCTCGGATGATGAAGAACTCATGAGTATTGCTGTACTCCATGACGTTGTGGAGGATAGTGATGTTACGCTCGAAGACCTGACCAAGATGGGATTTTCTTCTCGCGTGACTGATGCTCTTGACCTCCTCACCCACAAGAAGGGTGATAGTTACGAGGTCTACATCCGAAAGATTGGAACCAGTCGGGATGCAACCTTGGTAAAGTTGGAGGACCTTCGAGACAACAGCGACATTACTCGCTTGAAGGGTCTGTCCGAGAAGGACCACGCTCGTCTCATGAAGTACAACAAATCTTTTGTATACCTCACTGGCGTGATGGATCTATGGAAAAAGACGAACATCTAACGGAACCAGCAAAAGTAATTTTGGCTTTGATCAAAAATGGGGTGACAAGTGAAGAATGGTTCGCTCCAATGAAAGATCAAAGCCCGGATTATATTTGTCCGGATTTCAATCTAAGGAAGGATGATCTTTATCTTCTTTGGATTGAGTGCGAAATTGAACATGGATTTGAAGAACTTGAGCTCTTTCATCAAGAGCTTGATAAGTTGGAAGCAAATCTTTCAGAAGAATGATCATTCATAGTTTCTTCATGACATACTTACTGTCATGATCAAAGACATGAAAGATTTAGAAGACCGCCTGGGACTTGAACCAAAAGTGAAGACCAAAGAAGAAAAAAAGAGTGTAAAGTCTTACCGAGTAATGGTTGGAATTGTCATCGCAATGACTGTTCTGGCTCTTTTCTTTGTTGTTCTTGGCATCCTCAAACATGAAGAAGTTGGATTGTTGAAAGCAACATGGTCTGGCGACCGTGTTGTAAGTTATTCTCAAACAGAGGGTGAAGATATTCTTTGGACAATGGATACATTGCCTCTTCCTGTCTTTGCTGAAAATGGAAACAGAGATAGACGTCGTGCTTTGAGTGTTGCTGTAAGAAATACAAACAGTCAAGTTGGATGCACAGTTCTTCGTGAAACAACCAAAAGAGCAGAAGCTCGCGTTTTCGTAAATCTTGAGGGCGCAATTCCTGTTGGTGAAGGTCACGGTGAGGGTGGAAGCGTCACCCACTTTCTTGAAGATGGAGAACAAAAAGCTTCTCTAACTCTTTATGGGGTTCCAACAATTGATTTGATGGCTCTTACTTTAGAGCATGAACTTGGACATGTTCTTGGACTTGGACATGATGATTTTGAAATGTCTCTGATGTTTCCAGAAATCACAGACAATTCTGTTGGTACAATGCGTATGACAGATAATGACAGAAAACTTCTTCGCAGTCTTTACTGCGATTGATCACACCATAATCAACCAACCATGGCACATTTCTTGAAAATCCATCAGGAATGTGCCATAATCTTTTGAGAGAGGAATTGGAATGTACACAGCGTTGGTTCTAAACGATAAGTCTCATCTAAAACTTGTCGAAAAGATGAAGCATCTTATCCCCGAGGGTTGGGAGGTTATTGCTCATCATATGACAATTAACATTGGAAATATTTCCAATGGTCCTCTTGCTCGTTTTCCAAAAGCTGTGGGGACATTTGAAACTCTTATAGTTTCTTCCTGGGCAATAGACGACAGGGTTCTTGCTGTCGGAGTTGAGGGAGTAACTCCCTCAACAAACAAGATAAAGCATATCACAATTGCTGTGAATCGAAATGGTGGAGGAAAACCATTTCACAGCAATGAACTTACAAATTGGCAACCTATTTCTGATCCTTTCTCTTTGAGGGGTCAAATTCTGGAAGTAAAATGACACAGGCACCGACCTTAGACGGACTTTCAAAAGAAGAAATTCGAGAAACCTTGAATGAAGTAAGAATGCCCTTCTCTGTGGCTGTGTGGGGAAGTACAAACTACTTCAATATGGGTTCTATCATTAGAACTTCCCATTCCTTCTTAGCGAAGGAAATATTTCTTGTTGATATTCCGGGCGGATTTTACAAGAAGGCAACAATGGGAACCCATAAATGGGAAAACTTGTTCAAGGTCAATTCCGAAGAATTTTTGAGGCTTGCTGATAAGCGTCCTATCATTGCTTTTGAGAAGCGAGAAGGACTTGATGGCAAAGACCTACAGTATTTCCAATATCCACAGGACCCTATTCTGTTATTCGGATGCGAAAAGGAAGGGATTCCTCAGCATCTTCTTGAAAAAGCCGCAGACATTGTCTATATTCCAATGTGGGGCTTGCACAATGACTTCAATCTGGCTGTGGCAGTTGGCATGGCTTTGTATGATTGGAGACTGAAAAAAGAAAGAAAACTATGAAACAATATCCATCTATTCAAGTAGACGGTTTTGATACTTCTAGACCATATTATGTCTTTGACAAAATTGATGGTTCTAATATTCGAGCTGAATGGGACCGAAAGAAAGGTTTTCATAAGTTCGGATCGAGGAAAGTTCTTTTGAGTGAGAGTAGTGCTGTTGCTTTAGCAAAAGAACTTATTCTTGCTCAAAGTTCAAAACTTGAGAAGTGTCTGAATGATCTACGAATTCAACAATGCACATTGTTTTTTGAATTCTTTGGGGACAATTCTTTTGCTGGGGTTCACGAAGAAGGAAACGAAGATAACAAGAGAGTTTATCTTTTGGATGTTGACGTTTTCAAGCAGGGAATGCTTGATCCTAAAGAGTTTTTGAAGACTTTTTCCGGACAAGTTCTAACTCCAACCTTGATCCATCATGGTTTTGTGAACCAAATTTTCCTTCGTGATGTTGAAGAAAGGAAAATTTCTGGAATGACCTATGAAGGAATTGTTGGAAAAGCCTTCGGAGGAAGACAGAAACCACTTTTGATGTTCAAACACAAAAGCAATGACTGGAAAGCGCACGTGAAAAATCTTTATGGGGAGAAATGCGATGCCCTTTGAATACGATTTTGATGATTTGGAGAGTGATGAAGAAAAGCTCGAACTCAAGGAATGGAAGAAAAAGAATGGGTACATTCTCTGTCAGCACCTTCCAGGTGGAAGTTTGATTACAATCATTCGAAAGTGGGCATGGGATGAATTTGTTGACGAAAACTATTGGTCTGTTGATGGCTACCTCGACAAGGACGCACTCTACTTTCGCATCTTTGGACTTGAAGCGACTTTGATATATCCTTTGTGGTTTGCCAAATTTCTCAAAAGTTTGAGAGGGAAAAATGAAAATTACTGATACGATTTATGCCTATGATCCGGTAACACAAAAACAAATTCATATGAAGTTGAAAGAAGTTACTTCGATTGGAAAGAACTTGAATACGGTTCTTGCTTCAAATGCGGCTGCTCTCAAAGAGTTTGAGAACCCCGATCTTCCATTGCCTTTCTTTGCTGACCTAAAAAACAGGGCTTTGAATGTTTTTGAAATGGAGGGAACTTTGGAAGAAGTCGTGGATGAACTCTATGAACTTTCTTTGGAGGTCTTTACAAGGATTGACTCCAATCCTTACAAGGTTCTTGCAAATAGGAAACTTCGAGAGGAAGCTGAAAAGACTTTTGATGCGATTGCAAGCTGTATTAGGTCTTTTGTAGACGGACAATAATTCACAAACACATCACAAACAACCAAAAAGAAAAGGAGCCATTCGGCTCCTTTTTCTCATTTATCTATTGAATGTTCAAATGCCCGGATATCCAAATGTTCCTTCAAGGGAAGCACTGTTATAGTGCAAGGACTGCGTTAGGAATGGAAACCTTTCACGTGGGATGGTTGTCAATCCAGCAACAACTTCATAGGTGGCTGAACTCGGTGATCGAACAAACAAAGTCTTGCATCTAATGTCAAATGTTTGACTGGAAGATGGAAAGACAGTGATTTTATTTGTGCCCTGTAAGCCTGCCGTTGTAAATCCAAACTCAATTACTCCTGCGCTCAAATTCTTCACTGTGAAGAAGTTTGTTACATATGGAAATTCAATTGATGAAATGGTTGTTGAAGCTGCGGATTGCGTGACATATGGAAGTCCCGAAGCTTGATATTCAGCTACATTGTTTGGACCACTTGAAGGATAGTTGAAAGGACCTCTTGACATTAGTTTCTCCAGATTTCACGCTTAATTAGCAAACTCAGAAAGAACCACCTTCAACAATTCGAAAACTATCAGCGGACAACCAGGCAACTTTTTGATATTCATCAAAAAAGACCGGATAAATCATGATACTGTCATTTCCAAGTCCTAATTGATTTTTTATACCAATCGCTCCAGCAGGAACCTTAATTCCATCTCCGTCAATCTTTCCAAGACTTCCAGGCTTCACTCCACCGACAGGACGAACAAGAACATTGTTCTTTGCATCGGTTATGTAATAACCAGGGCGTGTTGGATCTAAAATTGGTTCAAACACTGCAACATTTTTACCCTCATCAAATTGATGAACTTTTATGACGTCACCTTTTGCCATACTTCACTCTTCCTCTTCTTCACTTACAATTATTGAGTTACAAGTAAGCATCAAACCGACAATTGAGGCGGCATGTTCTAAAGCATATCTTGTAACTTTGACCGGATCGATAATCCCAACATCAATCATATCGACAAACTTATGAGTTGCTGCATCATATCCATAACGCATTGAAGCAGTAATTGCATCTTTCTCTGAATCAAGAATTTTGTCTGCATCTTTTACAGCAAGAAGCTTTTCAACTGTAGCTGCATGTGTTGTATCAAGCCAAACATATTTCTTTTGATTCTCAATAAGATTGTGTTTTACGATCTCAAATGAAGCTCCGGTGTTTTCAACAATCTGTTTCATTGGAGCCTCACATGCAGAAATGACGATTTCAACTCCAGCAATCAAATCATCATTCTTTCCCAAATTTCTCAACAGAGCAGGATATTTCTTTAGATGTTGAGCCGTATAAAACAAAGCACATCCACCTCCGGAAACTATTCCTTCTTGCGCAGCAGCTTGTGTTGCATTCACTGCATCCTCTACTCGGTCTTTCTTTTCCAAGATTTCAACTTCTGTAGAGCCGCCAACTCGAATAACAGCCACACCACCTGATAACTTTGCAAGTCTTGAACGAAGTTTGTTCAAACTCAATTCATCAAGATTTGGATTGTCGAGTTGTGTTCGGAGCAAATCAACACGTTCTTTTACACTATCTGCCTTGTCGTCGTGAGCAATGAAAGTTGTTCCATTTTTTCCAACAACAATCTTCTTGGCAGAGCCAAGATGTTCAAGTTTCATATTTGCCAATGAAGTTGTTGAGGCAGAACCAATGACTTCGCCACCAGTAAGACTTCTAATGTCATTGAGAATATCAATACGATATTCTCCATAACTTGGAGTCTTCACTGCACACACTTTTAGAATGCCCTTCATCTTATTTGCAATCAAAGTGTGAAGAGCCTCACCCTCAACACTATCAGCAAAGATCACAACAGGTCGATCTGTTTCAAGAATTCTTTCAAGGATTGAAACAATGTCTTTGTTTGCTGAAATGTTGTTGGTTGTAAGCAGTACGTAAGGATTCTCAAATTCACAAACGCTCTTTTCAGCGTTTGTTACAAAATATGGAGAACAATATCCGGCATCAACTTGCATTCCCTCAGCCAAATCAAGTGTTGTATGAGTTGATTTAGCTAACTCAATTGAAACTAGTCCATTTGGTCCAACTGAAGTGATTGCTTCAGCTAAGAGTTTTCCGATTTCATCATCACCATTTGCAGAAATGGTTCCAACGTTTTTGATATCTTTTGCATCACGACATTTGATAGCTGATCCCATCAAAAATGACAGAGCCTCTTCTTTTGCCAGGTCGATTCCTTTTTTCAATTCAATAGCTGAACGTCCTGAAGACATTTGTTTGAATCCATTCTCTAGAATGGAATGAGCTAAAACAGTTGATGAAGTGGTATTGTGGGTTGTGATATAATCATTTGTAATGTACAAATGATCTTGATTGCTAACCTTTATACACATCATTTCTGTTTTTTCATTTAATTTTTCAACAGACTTGATCTTTAGTCCAAACTTATTTCCTTTCAATTGTACAGTTCGATAAATGTCTTTTGAGTTGTATGAACCTTTGCTAAACTTTCTTGAAATTTTGTATGAGCATGTTGATAAACCCAAACTTCTACAAAGTTCAATGAAATCTAAATGCATCTGTTTGCTTACTGTGCTAAATTCAAACAATCCTCTTGAATTTATGTGCCCATCTGTATCAATTATTCCTTGAAGAAGTTTTCGTCTGCTTTCAACAGACGAAAACATATAAATTTTCGGGATGAACTTGGAATGGCTCTTTGTTCCTAAAAGACCCAAGTCTTCTAATTTTCCTTTGATTATGGATTTGTAACCTTGAGGGGATTTTCCTCTTCTAAGACTACCAGAGAGAGTTCCTTTGATGTAGTTCTTACTATCATAAGTTTTGGTTCGAAGATAAACCCCTTCAGGCAACACCAATTTATTCAAAATCCCCATTTGATTTAGCCCAACGGAAATTTCAATTTCATGTGCTTTCGAAAGGCTTCCGTCACCTAACAAAACTCCTAAAAGATAAGGATCCAAAGGAAGTGGGTTTGTTTCTTCAAAATTAACCACAGTTGGCATTATGAAAAAATTTGCACCACCATTCTTTCTTTTCACACCTCTATCAAGAAGCTCCTGTGTTGTCAACAACACTCGCTTTCCCCAATATGTATAGACTTCCCAAAGGTGATTGGCGCTGCACAAAACTGATCGAGATGTCGAGTTTCCATCAGCCAATTTTACCTCATAAAGATCCATCACTCCTTTATCATAAGTTCCAAGAACTGTCTGATAAGTTCCGTGGGTGCCGCAAATTGTATCACCAATCTTCAACTCGCCCATTTGTTTCCATCCATGAGGAGTAAGAACTTTGGCGTAGAGCGGTTGAGGACCATCTCCTGCCATCTCATTTGTTTTGGAAGCGACCTCTTTTATAAGTTCAGCACCAACACTTTCGAGCTTGTCTTTTAATTTGATTGAACGAGCAACGGTGACTCCATCTTTTGTGATGTAAGGAGAACCATTTTCATTGTCAATAATGACATTATGACCTGATGGACCCATGGTTGATCTTACAGCTTGAGCAAGAATGGTGGCTCCATCTAGAAGCTTTTTATGACCTTCATGCCCAAAAACAACTTTCTTTTTCATTACTTGTTCACTCCACTTCAATTGACCCATCAGGTCTTAGTTTCATTTTTTCGTTTTCTTCAAACTCGCCATCAAAATCATCGTCAGCTTGAAGAGCTTGTTTCAACTCTTCTCTATCAAAAATCCTTTGCCTTTTTGGGTTTGGCATCGGACGTTGAACTGGATGAGACTGTGGTGGAGAAGTGCCCTCAATCTCTTGAATCATAGCCTCTGGATCAAGCCTGTCTGTTGTTGAATTTTGGCTTCGTGCTGATGGTGTTTTTGGATACCATTTATTTTGCAAAGAAGCTGCATTCTCAATCAAACTTTGAACGAATTCCTGAAATCTTAGGTTCATTACGTCACGAACCTCTTCGAGAGTTCCAAAGAGTTCTCCATCAACTTTGTGTGACTCGATTACTCTTTGTTTCCCTGGAGGTCCGTATTGAACTGTCCAAGTTACTTCTTCTGCATCAAGGTGGATTGTTCTATGTTCTTTGATGACAAGAGCAGGGAGAACGGCTTGTGCCTTATTTGAAAGAATGTAGACAACTTGTCCAACATTTAGCTTTTTCAAAGGCATTTATCACCTACGACGATTTTGAAGCTCAGAAATGTAGTCCTCTGTTAGAACAAGTACATTTTCATTATTTGAAGTTGTTTTTCTTTCATATACAGTGAACTCAAGAGAAGAGATCATCTTCCTAAGTTTTTGATCTGTCTCATGTCCGCCATATGTCTCAAAGAGATAAAGCAACTTCTTTACTACTGACTCGTGTAACTTCATTTTTTCAATCCTTTTTTTGCTTGTTCAAGAGCATCTTGAACCATTTCTTTTGCTTTTCCACTCAAATTCTTATCTGCCAAATTCTTTTCTGTTTCAAGGATTACATCCTTCAAAATTTCTCGTCCGGCTTTCTTGGCTTCTTTCAATGGTTTCAATCCAAGAGAAACACGTACATCATCATAAAGTTTCGGAGAAAGTTTTTCCTTCAAGGTTGTCATATTGACATAACTGTGCATGTAAGCATCATAAAGCGGACAGTCGTTACCTTCCATGTCTGGTTCGAACTCTCCAGTAAGTTTGTACTCTTGAACAAACAACATTTCTGGCATAGTTTCATCAACACCGACTTCAATGTAAGGAAGAGCACTTTCCCAAGAACCGTCCATTGATTGCTCGTAAAGAAGTACAGGAACTTTATCTAACTTTTTCAAACTCATACAGAAAACTCCTGAACGGATAAAATTGTTCCTGAACCCGAATATTGTGTGACCACAACTTTGACGCCAGGATCATGTCCTACAGCATCGCCACTCAAAAAGATTACTACAGGAGTAGCTTCGGTAAGATTTTTCACAGCCTTCTTTAGTTGGCGAGAAACCTTCTTTCTTTCTTCCTCGGAAACCTCTACTGGGGTTTTATAAAACACTGTTGCATTTACACTCATTCAAACCTCAATCTACCAAATCATCTTTTTCAAGAATGTCAACAAATGCGTCGAAAGCGTCTTTGTGATCGACCTTTTCTCTGATCTTTACCATTCTAATCGCTTGCTTGAGAGTTTTCACATCAAGCTTGTCGGAAAACTCCTCTACCAAATTTTTCTTATCTTCATTGAGCAACGTGATTTCATTCTCAATGTTTGTCAATCGCTTCATAAACTCCCGAACTGTTTCTTTTAGTTCAGAAAGTTCGGTTGGTTGTCTATCTGTCATGAAAAAACCTCCTAAACACTTAGGAGGTTGATGAAAATAACCAAAGTTGTATTGAAAATTGTTACTTTAGAGCAGAAATGCGTTTAATTGTATTCAAAATGTCATTTTTTGCGTTTGGAAGTTTTTGAGAAAGGTCGTTCAACTGTTTCAAATAAACAGCTTTGAAAACATTTTGAATTTCTTTCATTGAAGCTTGGTCAAGTTTTGCTTGTTCTTCTTTTGAAATAGTTTTATCTTGTTTATCAATTATTGTTTGTATTTTTGAAGCCAATTCGGGTCCAACAATCTTTTGCATTGTTTGAAGACTGTCAGCTTTCATAACAGCTTCAATTCTTTTCACAAGAGCATCAAGAGCTCCTTGTCTCATTTGTTTTGTAATGGGACTAGAGTTCATTGCTTTGACAAAGTCAGGATTTTGAAGAAGTTGGTTTAGATTTGGTGGTTGTTTTTGTGTTGTAGGTTGAGGTTGAGGAGCTTGTTGTTCAAAAATCTTTCCCTCCCCAATCGAACCTAGAGCAACGTCAGCAGACATGTCATAGCTACCATCTCCAGAAACCGTAGCAGCCTTTCCACCGCCCAAAGAAAAATTCTTCGCAGCCTTGGTCCACCAATTCTTCCAACGCCCTACAGCGGCTCCTGCTTTAGGAGAAACGGCACCAACGATTGGTTCAGCAAGAGCTAGAGCTGCTGAAGGTGCTTTGGGTGCTATCTTGTAAGAAATTGTTGAAGTCGGATCAAGTGCGAACATGAAAAGGGGAAGGTCAGAGTTTTTCAATGCTTCCATATTCTTTTGAATAATGTCTTGGTATTTTGCGTCGATGTTTCCCATCAAAGCCTTTTCATCATTTTTGAATTTTTCCCAATCATATTCAACACCCGGAATCATCAAACCACGAAGTTCATCAAAGGTTGATTTGATTGCGTTTGTTGTTTTTGCTCCGAGACTCTCAACGCCCCATGCAGCAGAGCGCATCACATCTGCAAAAGGAGAAAGGAAGCCTCCAAGAAGACTTTCTTCTTCACGAAGAACTTGATCAATACTTTCTTCAATGATTGCTTCGAGAAGCTTTTCTTTTAGCTTTTTTTCTTTTTCTTTTTTTGACATTTGACTTCCCTTTGCTAAATAGCTTCCTCTGTTCATTGATGATTTGTAATCCCCAACCAGAAGGTCTTCTGATCCAATCTTCCGGATGTTTATCTTCCTCTGCGAGAACAAGCTCAATTCCCGTTTGTGACTTCCAAAACTTGATTACTTCTTTTTCAAAATCATTGATGCTATGTTTTTTTGTACTGTAATGTCTTCTTGTAAAGAGTTTTCTTTCTTTTGGGGGAAATAGTTTGACAATTTCAGTTTTGACACGAACCCAATCATCTGTTGTGTTTTGAACAAATGATGAAACGTAGATAATCCGGTCTTTTTGGTTTTGAGACAGAATGTTAGACATATGAGTAATTATGTGTTGAATATGTTCTGATATTCAGTGGAACATAACCAATTAGAGAGACTACAGTCTATGCTCAAGAGCAAGGACTATTTAGACAGTATTCATTATGGCAAATCCTAAAGACTTCTACAAGAGACTGACAAAGTTATTTCGATCTGGTCCGTCGATTACAAGAAAAATCAAGAACATTGATACCAAGGCTATGTTCGATAATGACATTCTTCGAAACAACATTGGATACAGAGCAGGAGCACCATTTGGAAGAGAAGCTTCACCATTCTCAGTTCTTGGTTCTTATGGAATGATTGATCGTTTCGCTCGATATAGCGAATTCGTTGAAATGGAAAATTGTTTACATGGAGACACTAAGATTGCAGTTCCCGGTGGTTATAAGACCATAAAAGAACTGGCTGAAGAGTATGGTTTAGAAAAAACTTTCATTGTTTATTCCTACGATCATTCAAAAGGGCAAATTGTTCCTGCCGTTGCAAAACAAGCAAGACAAACAACTGTTGATCATGCTTATAAAGTTACATTTGACTCAGGGAAAGAAATCATCGGAACAGCAGACCACCGTCTTATGAAAAGAGATGGCACATATTGTGTTATTAGTGATTTGAAAGTTGGAGATGCAATGATGCCGTTTTACCGTCGTTCTGTCGCATCAGATAGAACAGAAGGTCAACACAACAAGTATCAAACCATTTATACGGTTGGTAAAAATGATAACAAATATGGTTGGGTAGCTGAACATAAACTTTTAGCTGAGTTTCTTCTTGGAAGAAAGTTGAATAAAGATGAAGTAGTTCATCATAGAAACTTTCTGGCGCATGATAATTCTATTGAAAACCTTCAAGTAATGAAAGAAAATGAACACCAAAGACTCCATGCAAAAATTTTGAATGGTAAGAAGTGGGATCAAGAAAACAACCTTGAATGGATCGAGAACTTCAAAAAGAGTCATTCACAATGGATGACAGAAAACAACCCCTCGGAAAGAAAAGATATTACTTTTGCTAAAATACTCCAGTGGTGTGATGAAAATGAATTTAGTTTCAAGGGAGTTGTCAAAGCGTTTGATACAAGTCAAACAACAATTTTGAACAGATTGAAGAGTAAAGGATTTGATAACTTTACGCAGTTTGCCAAAGCTTATCAACCTGAATGGAGGCACGCCGGGTGTGATAATTCTGGTAATAAAAATCCGAGATATAACACGACAGTTTCCATTGGAAAAATTTATGACTTTTATCAGAAAGGTTTTTCTCAAAAAGAACTGGCTAAGAAACTTGGAGTATCTATTACTCCGATTACAAACAGATTGAAAGAAGTTGGATATAGCTCTTGGAGTGATTTTGTTTCAACTTATGAAAATCATAAAGTTGTCAAGATTGAATATTTTGGTGTTGTACCTCTTTATGATTTGACTGTCGACAAATATAAAAACTTTGCTACGGATAGTGTCATTTCTCACAACACTGCTGAGATTGCTACTGCTTTGAACATTTATGCAGATGAGATTTCGTCTGTTGATGACAGAGGCAGAAGTCTTCATATCTTTAGTGAAAATAGTGAAATCAAGAAAACCTTAGATGAACTTTTTTATGATATCATCAATGTTGAATTCAATCTTAGACCATGGGTAAGAAATCTCTGTAAGTTCGGAGATTTCTTTCTTTACAATGAAATCATTCCAGAACATGGTATAATCAACGTTGTTCCGATTCCTGTTGACCAAGTTGAAAGAGTGGAAGGATATGATCCAGAAGATCCATACGCCGTCCGCTTCAAATGGTTGACTCATGGAGGAAAGATTTTGGAGAACTGGCAAGTTACTCATTTCCGTATTCTTGGAAATGACAGGTTCCTTCCATACGGTTCCTCAATCTTGGACCCAGCTCGAAGAGTTTGGCATCAACTTGGAATGCTTGAAGATGCCATGTTGGTTTATAGAATTGTTAGAAGTCCTGAACGCCGAGTATTCTATGTTGACGTAGCAAACATTGCTCCAAACGACATTCCAAGTTACATGGAAGGTGTAAAGAGCCAACTTTCTTCAAAGAACATGGTTGAAAAAATGTCAGGTCGTGAAGACCGACGATGGAATCCTGTTTCTGTTCTTGAAGACTATTGGGTTCCAAAAAGAGGTGCTAACGAAGCTACAAAGATCGAAACTCTTCCTGGGGGTACTAACAATACAGCGATTGAAGACGTTGAATACATTCAACGTAAATTGTTTTCTGCTTTGCAAGTTCCAAAAGCTTACCTTGGTTTCGATGAAGCTCTTGGTGGCAAAGCAACATTAGCACAAGAAGATATTCGTTTCAGTAGAACAGTTTCAATCTTTCAAAAGATGGTTATTGCAGAGTTGAACAAAATTGCAATGCTTCATCTTTATGCAAGAGGTTTTGATGGAGAAGACCTTGTTAATTTTGAAATCAAATTGTCAAATCCTTCATCTGTGGCAGTTCAACAAAAGTTGGATTTGTGGAAGAACAGATTTGAAATTGGTGGAGCAGCAAAAGAAACCAAGCTTGTTGATGAGAATTGGATCAAAAAGAACATTCTCGGATTGACTTCACAAGAAATGGCAGATATTGAGATTGGTCTTAGAAGAGACAAGATTTCTGAGGCTGAAATCGAGACTATTACCGCAGAAAACCTTCCTCAACAACAGCAACGTGATGTTGATCCGTTTGATCCTTCTGCATACTCTCAAACTTCTGTAGAAAGAGAGCCTTCAAAACAAATTGTAAATCAACCTCAAACACAAGGAGAAGTTGATTATCTTGCAGCCCTCAATCCTACACCAAAAAACCAAGATGGGGACACTGCACCTCTTTTGGGTTCAGGTGAACGTGGTCAACTTCCAATCGGAGCTTCTGCTACACCAATTCTTGACAGAAACAAGAAAAACTACCAAAGAAGAGCCGGTTCAATTCAAAATCTAAATCCAGACTTTGCTTCTATGTTGTCACCATCAAATAGAGACGCTGAAGATCCGTATGATTTGGAATATCTTAGAAACCCTCTAAGAAAAGAAAGTATCACAATCAAGGATCTTCTAAGGGCAGATTTGGAAAGTGAAATCCGTTCTGTTTTGAAGCCGTCAGCCATAATCTCCAAGAGTATGAGATCAATCTTTGATAGCTTTGACAGACACCACAAAGTATCAAAGGTTTTGAATGAAGAGCAAGAAATCGATTTCACTTTGACCGATGAAAAGTCTTCCGTTGAACAACTACTTGAAGAAGTAGACTTTGAGGGCTTAGAACTTAGTGAAACTGATGAAATGGAGCAAAAAATAAAAGAAGAATTGGAAAATTCGTCTTCTTGAAAAACTCTTCTATAATTAAACAAAGATTTGGCTGAAGGAATAGCCCAAATGGCTTTTAAACACAACAAAAAAAGAAACATTGGATTATTGACTGAGTTTGTCTCACAACACATTTCTCACTGTGTCCTTGCACAGGATGAGAAAGGAGTTGATAAGGCTATTGTTCTTTGGAAGAATGCTCTAAGACCTGGCACTGAAATGAATAAAGAATTTCTTGCCTTCAAAGCACTTCATGGTTCAAAATTCAAAAACAAAGAGATTGCTTTGAAACTAATGGAACAAGTCAAATCTCATGTGAAGAAGTTGGACAACAAAAAGTTGGAAACTGAAAAGAATGCCTTCATTCAAAACGTCAACTTCAAACTAAATGATCCAGAGTTTTGGAATCGTTCCATCAATGAATACAAAGAACTTGCTAGCATTCAAATTCTTTTGAATTATTGGAAGTCAAATGAAACTCTTCTGGAAAGTGCTTCTGATGTTGCCTCACTAGAAGAAACTGTTTTGTCATGGCTTCTTCGAGAGAAGAAAGAGAACGAAGGAGATCCATCTTGTTTGTCAATGACACAAGATGACATAAACGGACTTGCTTATCAGATTATGACAAACAAGTTCAACAGCAAATATGAAACTAGTTTGAACGAAGATCAAAAGCAGATTATCAAGTTGTTTTTTGGAGGCTCACAAGAACATCAAAAACAACTTGTTTCAAAGCTTGAAGAAATCAAAAGCAAAGCACTTCGTATTTTTGAAGATGCAAAATCTAATGAAGAATTCAAGAAACCACTTCTTGAAAAACTCTCTTCTATCAAATCTATCTTAGATGAGTATGACACATCATCTATCAATGAAGCAACCATCAAAATGTATATGATTGTCAGCAAGTTCGAAAAGGAGTATTTCAATGGCTAAATTTCTAAAAGAGTTTGCTGAGTTTGAATATGAGAAGTTGTATGACGAAACCGAAGGACAAAAAAAGGTTCGTCGTTCAAAATACGGAAACATGCTTGTACGTGGAGTCCTTCAAAGAGCAAATACTCAAAATGCAAATGGACGAGTTTATCCACTTGATGTTCTTAGGCGCGAAGTTTCAAACTATAAGAAACTAATCGATGAACGCCGAGCAACAGGAGAACTTGATCATGCAGACGAACCAACTGTAAACCTAAAGTTTGTTTCTCACGTCATTACAGATGTTTGGTGGGAAGACGATGTTGTTTATGGTGAAGTTGAAATTCTTGAAAACATGGACCAAGGAAGACAATTGAAGGTTCTGTTTGAGAATGACATCAAGGTCGGAATTTCTTCTCGTGCATTGGGCTCTGTCGAACGACATGGAGATGTAAATGTTGTTCAAGACGACCTTCAACTTATTTGTTGGGATTTTGTCTCTGAACCTTCCACTCCGGGCGCCTTCATGTTTAAAGAAGGAAAGGAAGTTGATGTTAGCTCACTTCAAGGTTTCTTCAAAAAGAGTGACATGATTGATCGTGTAGCAAATGAAGTTCTCGACTTTCACGAACAGATCAAAAAGGGTAATAAAAAATGAAAATGTCAGGTAAGCAATTCAAATCACTAATCAAAGAGTGTTTGAAAGAATTAATTCAAGAAGGTCATTTTCAACAAATGATGATGGAAAGCATGAAGCAAGTTTCAATGCCTTCTAATCCTCAAATAATGCCTCCACAAAACGGTTTCCCGCAGCCTCACTATAACCAAATGATGCACGGACACCCAGCCGCAGGAGCTATTTCAACATTGGCTTCGAATATGGCAAAAGGCAATCCAAATCAAATGAGTGCTCTCTACGAAATATTTTCAGACACGGCTGCAAACCATCCTCACGTTTTGGGAGATAGGCACGCTCAACACATGGGCGTTCTTCAACAAGGAATGCACCAAAGTTATCAAGAAAACTATCAACAGCCTCACATGCTTCAAGAACAACAAGAAATGCCAACGCCAGTTGCTCCTCCTCGTCAAGAAGGACAGTTTGCTTCTCGTTGGGCAGAGCTTGCATTCTCTAAGTCTCAAAGACCTCGTTGATTTTGATTTTGAACGTATATTTAGAAAAAGCTAAGGAGCTATTCAATGCCTTCACACAAACAAATCAAAGTCGAACCACCAGTAAGAACATTCGGAATGGGATCCAGTGATACAAGAGATATGCAAATTCTCTATCCAGGCTCTCCTGTGTATTCTGGTGAATACAAAGACGCCCAAGTTACTGCTTTGGCACAAAGCTTCCAAGATGGAACAATTAGTGATGAGGGACATACGTTTGGTACAGTAAATTTGGATTACGGTCCTTCTACAAGTAACCCTGATGGTGCTCCTGATTTTGCAGATGTTGAAGTTGGTGGCGGAGGTCTTCCGGGAAGTCCTTATGCTCCTAACATTGCAGTGGCAGCTGAGGATCCACACAACCCAGCAAACATTCCAGCAGCAGGTGTTGAAGCAACTCAACGTAAGCGCGGTGGTGGCGGAGCATTCAATACTCCTCCAGGCGCAAACACTGATGGGTTCGCTGTTCCAAAAGATACAGCAGAGAAAATTAGTAGCCAAAAGATTGGCAGATTGATTTACGGACGTTCAAGCAGCGAGTGATTAGAACATGAGTAAACTATATGATGAAGCGTTGGCAGATGCCAACAAAATTAGAGAATTGGCTGTTCAGGAAGCAAGAAATAAAATCTTGGAACAGATTACTCCTGTAATTCGAAGAGCAATTTCAGCAGAGATTTCTTCTGGAAAGACACTCCTTGAGCAGGAAGAACTTCAGTTTGATGAAACTGAAGACGGTACAGGGGATCTTGGTCTTGATACAGGACTTGATGCTGGAAACACTGGAGCAGATATGAATGCAGCTTCGGTTGAAACGACACCAGCTTCAATGGGTGGAGATGCTTCACCAGCCCCAGTACAACCGCAAAATGATATTGCAGGACTTCAACTTCCAGATGAAGACGGAAAGATTGTTGTTGATTTTGATCAATTGTTTGTTCAAACAGATGACAACGATCCAGAAGCTCTTCCATCTTCAGTTGATGCATCCTCATTGGATGTTGGTGCTCCAGCAGAACAACCAGCATTGCCATCAACAAACACACCAGAGAGTCAAGACGTAAATGCAGCAGCAGGACAAGAGCCTGGAGCAGAAGCCGGTCTTGACACATCTCTTGATGCACTTGCAGGTGTTGAGGCAGAACAAACAGAGCCAACACTTCCAGAAACACGTACTTATGAAGGCTATAAAACAAAGCTTTCCGAAGTATCAAACAAAATTGACAGAGCTTTCTTTAGAAAAAATACTCCAAGAATTGTGTTTGATAGTTTGAAAAATCAATTATTCTCTTTGGTAGAAACACTCGATTATCTTCGAGAAACGGGTGAAATTAATGCCAAAAAACAAAAAAATGAAGAGAATAAGTTAGAATTTCTCAATTTGAAATTGAAAGAAGCAAAATCCAGCAATAGTTATGGAGAAGAAAAGGGTAAGACAACGATGGCAACTCTTAAAGAAATGGCAGCAAAATTGTTCGAGGAAGAGAACCTCGCGCAAGACTCCGATTCAACAGGTGATACAGGAGTACCAACAGATGACAAGGCAACTTCACACGCACAATCAGTAGATGGTGCAGACGATGTTGATCTTATGAAAGAAGAAAGCACAAACAGTGATCTTGAAGATGCTGGCTCACCATTCGGTGATGGTTCAGAAGCTTCCGGTGCTGAGACTGCTTCAAAAGATGTACACGACAAATCAAAGTCTCTTGCTGCAAAGACTGTTGCCGAGTCCGAGGAGTTCGAAGTTGAAGAAGAAGAGCTTCGTGAAGTCTTCCGTCGTCTAAAGAAAGAAAATATTGCACGTCTCAAGAAGGCTTTGAAAGAAGCTGATGAAGGCGGTCACGCACTTGACCTTGAGTGGGAAGAGGGCGGAGCAAAGATCGGAAATACCGACAAGAAGAAAATGGCTATGGCAGAAGACATGGATCTTGGTGAGTACAGTGACATGGGTGAGGGTGACCTTGCTATTGACATTGATCACGACATGGATTCTGATATGGAAGGCGAGGACGAATTCCTTCTTACAGTAAATGGAATGGATCTTGACCTGTCTGACCTTGGCGACGATGAAGAGCTTGAGGTTGTTGATGACGCCGAGGGTCTTGGTGCATCAGATGATTTTGGTGGAGATGACCTTGATTCAGAGCTTGGTGGAGATGAACTTGGTGGTTCAGACCTTGGTGACGAGGGTGAGGAAATGCTCCTTGATGATGAGTTGGTTGAGTCCATCCGTCGTAAGGTTGTTTCACAACTTAAGAAACTTCAAGAGTCAAAGACCTCAAAGAAGGCTCCTTCAAAGCCACAAGCACGCAAACCAGCTCCAGCACCAGTTCGTAAACCAGTAGTTAGCGAACAAGCTAAGAAGATGGTTCAAAAAGCACTTCTTGAGAAGAAGAATCTTGAGAAGAAGCTACAAGAAGAAAGACTAACAACGGCTAAGCTTGTATATGCAAACCGTTTGTTCGCTCGTGAGGATGTTACAAAAACTCAAAAGATTAAGATCGCAGAGTTCTTGGATAACGCAAAATCTCTCGCCGAAGCAAAAGATGTTTATCTTAAAGTTGAGAAGGTTCTTAACGAGAAGGCAAGCAAAGGACAGAAAATGCCAGGTTCTACATCTGCGACAACCAAGTCGGGATCTCCATCGGCAGCCCTCCGCGAAAGCTCGTATGAACCAGCAATTGGTTCCTTCGAACGTTGGCAGGTCCTTTCAGGAATTAAGAAAAAGGATGCCGACTGAATAAAATTTGGTTGATAAGTTACAAAGGTGAAATATGAGTAAATTTACACTATCGCAGTTAGCGGAAAATCTTCACAGATCGAAGGTTGCAGCAGATGCACCTCGTCTTGTAAAGAAATGGAAAGAGCATGGCTTGCTTGAGGGTCTTCGTGGTTTGAAGCGAGACAACCTTGCTATCCTTCTTGAGAACCAGACAGCAGAGCTTCTTCGCGAAGCAAACTCCCTTTCAACGGGTGGAGCAAGTCTTGTTTCAAGTGGTCAGGTTGTTGGTTTCTCTAACGTCGCATTCCCAATCGTCCGTCGAGTATTCGCAGGATTGATTGCAAATGAGGTCGTTAGCGTTCAGCCAATGAGCCTTCCATCAGGACTTTTGTTCTATCTTGATTACACATACGGAAACAACGTTGGTGGCGACGCTGGTGTTGACCTTTCCGGAACAGGCGGAGTCTACGGATACGCTCGTGGTCAATCAGTCTACAACAACCCAGCAGGCGCAGGAGTTCGCTCCGGTTCACTTGCAACAGGTGGTATGTATGACAACGTTGGTACAGGATACAGCCGTGTTCATAAGACAGGTGTTGTAGCTGTTCTTTCAAACTCCATCGGTGCTTGGGTTTCAGGTTCAACTTGGACCCCTGCTGCAACCGTTGGTTCTTCAGCAGATTTCACAGGCTTCAATGCACGTTTCGTAGATTACGATTCGAATGTTGAGCGTGACGTTGAAACCGCAGTCCTTGACTACGCTTTCGTTCACGTTTCAGCTTCTCTTTGGACCTCAGCAGTTGGCGGTTTCGACAGCTCTGCTCTTGACCAAATCGTTCTTTCACGTTTCGCTGCAACCGCAGGTCAACCAACGCCAGGAGGCGCTGTCGCATGGGGTGAAAACTACCAAGGCGGAGCAGGCGTTCTCAACCTTCGTAAGTTGAACAAGCGCGGTAACTTCGATCCTGTAAACGGAACCTTCGTTCCAGATCCATTCAACGGAAGCCACATTCAGTTCGTTGTTCGTTTGAGCAACACTGGTGCAGTTCCATCGGGTGAGTTCGTAACTGGTTCGGCTGTTATCACAGACGCACTCTCAGTAAACAACGACGGTGCAACTCTTACGATCCCATCGTTCGAGTCTAACTTCGCTGTTGATGAGCCATCACCAAAGATTCCAGATGTTGATATCAAGATTGAGTCAACCTCTGTGACTGCAAAGACCCGTAAGCTTCGTGCTAAGTGGTCGCCAGAAATGGCTCAAGACCTTACGGCTTTCTACAACATTGACATTGAAGTTGAGTTGACCAACATCCTCAGCGAAATGATCACGTTGGAAATCGACCGTGAAATCTTGAATGACCTTCTTACGCAGGCAAACGCTGCAAACCTCTTCTGGAGCCGTGCTCCAGGACGTTTGGTCAACAAGTACACTGGTGGTGAAGCTCTTCAGAACAACACCCTCAGCCCAGGACCAATGGTCTACGCTGACGTTCAACAGTGGTACCAGACACTTGTCGAGACAATCTCTGACGCTGCAAACACCATTCACACAAAGACGCTCCGTGGTTCAGGTAACTTCATTGTGACCTCACCACAGGTCTGCACAATCTTTGAGCACATGGTTGCTTACAAGCCTCAGTACAAGATCGATAGCGATGGACAGGTTCGTGATGGAATGACAGTTGGTGCAGAGCCAGCAGGTCAACTTAACAGCCGCTACACAGTCTATAAGGATCCTTACTTCCCAGCGAACAAGATTCTTATCGGATTGAAGGGTAACACTTTCCTTGAGAGTGGTTATATCTACGCTCCATACATTCCTCTTATCCTTACACCTGTGATCTACGCACAGGAGGATTTCACGCCTCGTAAGGGTATCATGACACGTTACGGTAAGAAGATGGTTCGTTCGGACTTCTACGCAACCGTTACGGTTCTTGATATGGGAATAATCTAATTTCTTTGTAAACTAGAATGAACACTAAGAAAGGCTCGAAAGAGCCTTTCTTTTTTGTCTTTCCGCTAGATATGCGAGACAACTTTTTGCTTTGAAATCACTCTAAATAGAGGTGAATATGAAGTTGTATTATCATGGCAAATCAAATCAAAGCGGGATTTACAAAATTACAAACGTTCAAAATGGAAAGGTGTATTATGGTTCAACCAAGAATTTTCGAATGAGAGCTGTTGGTCATTTGAGTGATTTAAAAAATGGAAGACACTCAAACCCACCGCTTCAACATGCCTTCAACAAGTACGGAGAAGATGCCTTCATGTTTGAAGTCGTTGAGATTGTTGAAAAGGACAAGACCAAACTTCTTGAAAGAGAACAACATTTTCTTGATCAGTTTTTTGACGAGGGAAAGAATTGTTATAATGTTTGTTTGAAAGCGGGTTCTCGTATTGGAAGCAGAAACAAGAAACCCTATAACCCAAAGACAGATGGAAGAGCAACTTCTCGTACAGATGCCATAAAAGCCATTGTGAGCCAGAAGAACAAGATCACATGGAACACTTCAGAGAAAAAGAAGGAAGCCTCAATCAATGCCTATAAGCGTTGGAACAAGCATTCAGCAGGCATTGAGGTCAAGAACTTGTCTACAGGAGAAGTCTGCAAGATTGAGGGTTCAGTTCGGGAATGGTGCAAAGAGAGAAACCTCTCCTACAAAGCATTTCATTTGATGGTACAAGGAAAGACGAAGAGTTCAGGAGGGTGGGTGAAATTATGATATACCTTTATCATGTTGCCAAGGCAAACACAGTTGAAAACATCCTAAACGAAGGTCTTATTCCATGTAAGACAAAAGGAATAACTACAATAAACCCGAAGCCTGTAGTTTGGTTGACAGACAATCCCAAATTCATCTTGGAAACTCAATGTGAAACAAGGTAGATAGAACAACATCAACCAAA